GGAGCGGCAGCGCGTTCATAGTCTCTCCGCAAGCAACTCAAAACATCAAATATCGGCTTACGTGGATCATCGTCGCTGTCTAGCGGATGGTCGCTCATGTCTGCCTCCCTATCCTCTGCCTCGGCAATGTCCATCGGCGATGGATAGGTCATGGCATCCCCCAGTGATTCAGCAGCAGCAAGACACCAGCGAAAAACATCACTAGCAACAGTCCGGTGACACCGTTTATTTCGTCATCGTCGTACCTCATGCCGCAACCTCAAAGTTGAACTGTGAGTAGTTCTTGTTCGTCCTCGGGTTACACTTCGTCCGGTTCTCCACCGCGCAGTACGCTCTCCACGCTGACGGCTTCAGGTACACGTCACGAATCTGGTTGATGTCGAGATGGAGTACGTCGCAGCAGTCTTGAAGCGTGAGTTTCTTCGTCGCCCGTTTAAGCGGCGGGCACTTGAACCACTCCCACGCCAGCTTGCCAATCAGGATTACTTGTCGAGTCTCGTCATCCAGCCGGTGATACTTGGCCTCAGTGATCTTGTGCTTCTTGATGAGCCGTTTCGCGCAGTGGAAGTCCTTGAACATCCTGGCAATCAATGCAGCGGCAATCACTCGCTCCTGCTCTGCTTTCGTCTCAAGTTCTGGCAGGTAGAAATACTGCCGTGTAGCGTCATGGAACATTAACGGACTCCGTTGTTGATTCTTGACCTTTCACGTAAATGGGAGCGGTCTTTCGTTTATGCTCCGCCCAGTCCTTGAACCACTTCGGATGCAGCCCCTTATGCTTCTTCGCCCACTCTCTCCACTCGTTCTCAAGTCTCACAAGCTCGTTAGGCAGGGCGTAGAACAGGCTCACAGTCTGACCAAACTTGTTCTTCGGCATGGAGGCGTAGGCTGCGCGGACTTCTGGAGGCCAGATGCGGGAGGTGGAGTAGGGGTTCACGTCACTACCAGGTAATACTTAAAGTCATGCTTGTTATAAACTCCCCGCTTGATCGCCTCTGCCTTCAACTCTCCCCACTGAATCAGCGCCTTCGCTCTTTCCTCATGCTCCTTGTCCCAATCCGCCTCAGCAGCGTGGTAGTAAGAAACAGCGGAGGCGGCATCGTGGAGAGCTTTCAGGAGTTTCGCGTTCTCAAGGTCTTCTACGGTCACTGTTAACCTCCGTTGACTTCAGGCATAATCCCTCCCCTTATCCTCCCTCCGATCTGGGGAGGTTGGCATCGGCTGCGGCTCCTCGTCTAGGGAGGGCCGGGTTGATTGGGAGATAATCAGTGCCCGGGCTTGCGCAGATACCAGACCGCTACCCTGGATCCACTACTGACACGCTATTCGCTTTCGCTCCATGACCGACGTGACCCGGTACGTGACTGGCAGGCTACCCATTAGGTTTTCCTTGGTATAGCGATCTGACTACCTTAATCAGACCCCGGACTGCCAGTGTTTAGAAGGATAGCACGATCACCAACTCCTGTCAAGCCCTTTAAGTTCTACATGCAAAATAAGTTCTACATGCAAAATAGGCCATATAGATACTATTCTAGGTCAATTAACGGGTGTTGACAAGGGCAAATAATAGGTTTACTATAGATGCTCCTAAGTTGGAGGTCAAATGAGCCTAAGAGACATCCTTCTGGACTGGATTACCGGAGGGGTCGAGCCGGACGGTACGGCAGACCTCTCCCCTGCCGACCAAAGACAGTTCACCGCTGACATTTACACCGAAGTCCCTGACCACCTTTACGACGCGCTGATTGAGACCCTGGTTCGGTCTCCGCAGATCCGGTCAAGCCTCGTATCGGCTTACCGGGATGGGGACTTCCTTCAGGTCGGGGCCGTGTTAGACAAAGCACTTAGAGCCTACGTCATCGGGTCGCCGTTCATTGAGAACGAGATGCGCGAGGCGAAGGAGCAGGAAACTTCTTACGAGGATAGCTACTGATGGAATGGGAAATCTTGATGCTAGTTACCTGCCTCGCCCTGATCGCAGTCTGGGGCATTGCCGAACTCATCGCCCGCAGTGTGCCGACCGAGGATGACCGGGTAGCGCATTGGAAGCGGATCATTGAGCGGAACGGGAAAGAGTCACAGTGGGGGAAGCGATGAGTTACGAGTACGAGACTGACCTTCAAGTTCCAAAGAAGATTTACGCAGGTCTAGCCGCTGTCCGTGACCACTTGGCTGAGAAGGGTTTGGCGAAGAACCAGACCAACCAGCACCAGGGGTTCAAGTTCCGTGGAATCGACGATTTATATGCGGTGTTGCAGAAAGCCCTGCAAGCCTCCGGTGTTGTGATGATTCCAAATTTGGGGACAGTGGAGCGGAAGGAAGCGCCGACCTCTAAGGGAACGCTACAGTTCTTCACAACTGCGTTCGTTCGGTACACGTTCGTGAGCGTGGAGGACGGGTCGAGTGTAGAGGTTTACTACGCTGGTGAGGCTGCTGATACCGGGGACAAGAGCCTCAGCAAAGCACTGACGATGGCCCTGAAGTACATGGCGTTCCACACGTTCCAGATTCCCTTGAATGGGAACGAGGATGGCGACAAGGAGACAGCCGAGGACACCGCTGCGCCTGTGCTGGACCAGGTTGTGAAGGACGAGTTGGAAGCCGCCGCGAAACAGGGCGTCGGGCCTTTCCGAGACTACTGGAAGACGCTGGACGGGGCGACGAGGAAGCTCGCGCAGGGGGATAAGAAGTGGTTTGACAGTCTTCGAGAGACGGCGGAGGGGAAATGAACTATCGAGACCTCAAGTTCAAAAAGAAGCCCGGTGGCCTTGGGTCGTTTGCTAGGCACACTTTTGATAACGGGTACACGGCTTCAGTCATTACTGACGGGCATGGAGAAGAGCGCGGTCTTCTTGAGGTCGCTGTTTTGTGGGGCGGGGATCTTTGCTATGACACTCCGATTACAGATTACGTACTTGGATCCCTCACTCACTCGGAAGTAGAAGATGTTCTCGACAGGATTGCCGCGCTTCCTCCGCGAGAGGCGTCTTTAGATGGCGCTGCATAAGGACCGCGAGGGGCGGTTTACAGCTTCCGCGCACGCAGTCGCACTAGGTCACGGCTATCAGTCACCGCAAGCATTCTGGCGACGCTGGCACGGGATGGAGGAACCGGATGAGCAGGCTGTCGCCAGGATGCAGTGGGGGACGGACCACGAATGCGATGCGATAGCGGAGTACGAGGTACTTACCGGCGACATCGTTACAAGCCAGCAGGAGTGGATCGCATGGGAGGATTGGAGCGGAGCTACATTGGATGGCCGAACGCAGCTTGGTACGGTGGAAGCAAAATGTCCGCAGAGGATGTACGAGACTCCCCCGATTCAGTATTGGGTGCAGTGCCAGAGTCAGCTTCAGTTCACAGACGAGGGAGTAGCGGACCTATGCGCCTGGACGCCGGACGAATGCCGGATCTGGAGGACGACAAAATCGCAAAGCTACTGGCCGAGCGTGGAGTCGATACTAAAAGAATACTGGCGCTCATTAACGGCTGGTTTGGAGCCGAAACGGGGCCAGTTCAAGAAGATTCCGCTGGAGGCCACATGGGAAAGGATTGCGTAGACAACGCGCACAAGGCGGACTGGATACGGGAGATGAACGCGATGGAGCATGACTGCGACGAGTCGAGGAAGGACAACAGATTTGAGGCTACGGGCTGGCCGTATGCACAGACTGACGAGAAGCGGCTGCAAGCGTTGTGTGATTTGCAGAAAGAGTCACAGCGGCTTGGGCTGTACGATTTGCCCACGCATAAGGAAGTTATCAATAAGCCACCTCACTATACGCAGGGTGAGATTGAGTGCATTGACGCAATCAAGTCCATGCTGACCGTTGAGGAATTCAGGGGCTACTGCAAGGGGCAGGCAGTGGCTTACATCTGGCGGGAGAAATATAAGGGCGGTGATACGGACATTGGTAAGGCTGGTTGGTACTGCCACAGGCTCGCGCCGTGAAGATTGACTCGCTAGACCTATTCCTTCTCGCCGGGATCACATTCACGGCAACCGGGCATACGCAGCAGGCTACATGGTGCTTCTGGATCTTCGGCGTGCTGTTTGTTGTTGCAATTCTTAACGCATTACTTGGAGGCAAGCGATAGTGGCATACGACAATCGGGATCGCGGAGCATTGTTCAAAAACGATGACAAGCGCGAGGAACGGCACCCGGACTATAAAGGCAGCCTGAACGTAGGCGGAGTGGATTACTGGATTTCATCTTGGCTCCAGACATCGAAGGCTGGCGCGAAGTACATGAGTTTGTCTGTTACACCGAAGAACGCGAACAACACTCGCGCTCCGGTGCAGTCTAAAAGCGCCCCAGCCGAGGAGTTTGACGATACGGTGCCTTTTTGATGTCTGGAAAGGTTTGCTTTAAGTGCAGTAAGTTGCTACCGCTTGAGTCGTTCTATCCGCATAAACAGATGAAAGACGGACATCTAAACAAGTGCAAAGAATGCACAAAGAAAGATGTCTCTGGTCACCGAGAGAAAAACCTTGATGCCATCAGGGAATACGACAAAGCACGGTATCGGACTACGCCACATAGGCAGCAGCAGTTGGCTTCGTTATTTAAAAGCAGGCCGAAACTGCACGTAAAGGCGAACAACGCACTAAGCGGAGCCGTCCGTGATGGCCGAATAACCAGGGCCGAAGCCTGCTGGCACTGTGGGAGTACGGAACGAATTGAGGGGCACCATGTTGACTACAGCCGCCCACTGGATGTTGTTTGGCTGTGCCGCTCGTGCCATTGCAAGGCCCATCGGCAGACGACGCTAAGTGAACAACAGGCGGCTTGAGGAATCGTCCGCAGCCATAGAACAGCGACTTCAACTACGGCGGGAGGAGCTTGAGCGTGACATACCTGGAATCACTGAGTTCGTAGCCTTAGTCAAAACGCGCTTCATCGTGGAGGGCGTGAGGCGCAAGTTGGAAGGTACGTTGGTCAAGCCCTCCCCGCCGTGGGACCAGTTTGTGAGGAAGCGTGGTGAGAAAAGCAAAGGCTGAAACAGTCGAGTTGGAGCTAGACGCCGACGCTTTAGCGTTCTTGAATGGCGTAGCCAAGCATACCGTTCACGATAAGACGACGGTGCTTGAGGTTCTTATTGGCTTGTGGGCGTGGAAGGAAATAGCGCGACGGAAAGAGAGGAACGAGTTATGTCCATGACGATCAGTATGCTTCACTTCTGGATGGCGGCGTTCGTGATCGCGCTGTTCTTGTTGGCCGCCGCTGCGGTGTATCGGAAATGAGCATTCTTGGAGAATACTTGCAGCGGGTGAAGGCGGAAAGGGATGAGGCGGTGAAATTGCTAAGAGAGTCTCGGTCGGACTTGCATTCTTGGTGCGAAACATACGAGTCCCCGCCTGACACGCTTCGGCTAATGCGGCGTATTGATGACCTACTCTCCCGCTACGACCTACCGGAAGACTACGATGAAGCCTGACCTTGAGGCGATCCGGGCGAGGGATGCGGGCAGGGGTGCGCCGGGGGCGTCCCATCAGGACGCCTGTAATGACCGCCGCGCCCTGCTCGCCTACGTGGACGAACTCCGCTCGCGGCTGGCCGGGGCCGACGCCCACGGCAAGGCGCAACAGCGGTGGGCGCATGAGTGGCGGGATAAGCACGACGCTTTGACCGCCGATAACGCGGCGCTGCGCAAGGACGCGGAGCGGTATCGGTGGCTGCGGGATCGTGCGTGGCCTTTTGAATTCAATGGCGACACGCCAGAGGACGCTGATGCGGCGATTGATGCGGCTATGCACTTGGCAGCGCGGCCGGCAGCAGCAAAGAAACACACTCCCGAATGTTCGTATTGGGACGGACTGATGGCGCAGGTCTGCAACTGCGGGCTGACAGAAAGATGTTGCGTCGATTACCCCCGCTGTGACTGCAACTCACCGCCAGAGCCGGACGACGCACCGGCTGTTCAGGAGGTCATGTGTGAAGCGTGCAAAGGGGAAGGCGCGTATGCAGGCACGGATCGTATCTGCCTAACCTGTAGTGGACTTGGCACGCTGCGGTACAAGGGCAGCGCACCGGCTGAGTGGCCCTACGCGCAGGCGATGTGCCGGGAGGACTTGCCGAACGCTGAAATCGTCGCCCTGCGCGTCAAATTCTACAACGTAGAGCGCGACCTAGAGGACTCGGAAGCCGACAACGTGCGGCTTCGGGGGTTATTGACGCGCATTCACGGCATCGCCGCCGAACCGCGTCCGGTCAACACGGAAGTGCGGCTTGAGAACATCGCGTGCATCGCATCAGGGGAACGTGACGCAACCTCTGCACAATTGGCCGAGACGCAGAGGTTTCCTCACAGCGCAGAAACCGAGTCTATTTCTCGTGCCATGTGTCGAGAAGACTTGCCGTTCCTCGCTGCCACTGCTCAACCGGTTCTTCACGGCGCAGTGAAGTTCTATTGGATTCAGGGTCCGCTGACGAATTACGGGACCACAGAAAAAGGCTTCAATGGCGAGGTGCGCGTCGTGTCCGAGGCCGACTTCAACATAGCCGTCCGTCTGCTGCAAAAGATCATGGCACGCTGTGCAGACTTGCTGGACGAAGATCAGTTCAACGAACTGGACGCGATGACGAGAACCACTGTAACCGTGACCGGGAGTGAACCATGAGTGACATCGTAGAGAGGCTGCGCTCAACGCAGAACCCCGGATTGGCAGTGCGCCAACAAGCCGCCGACGCTTTGGAGCGCCTGACCGCCGAGAACACGGCGCTGCGCAAGGACGCGGAACAGCGCAACAAGGCGATTCAGCGATTGATGGCGAGACTTGCGGATCTGCTGCAAGACGACGACTTCAACACGCTGGAGCGATGGGTCTTGGAGGCCGGATTCACGTACCCGCCCATCGACGCAGCAATGGAGCAGAGCCATGACAAGTGACATCGTGGAGCAACTGCGGGCATGGGCAGAACCAATATCAAGCGGGTACGAAGTGCCACGGGCCGCAGTGACCCTGTACGAAGCCGCCGACGAGATCGAGTCCCTCCGCTCGCGGCTGGCCAAATTACAAGGCGGTGAAGCCTGCTGCGTCACCCACGGCGAGGGCGCGTGTCAACTGACGTGTGTGAAATGCAACGATGAACTCCGCTCGCGGCTGGCCTCAACGCAACTGGAATTGACACACGCGGCGAACACTTGCGCCGATCAACAGCGCAGAGCGGAGAACGCGGAGGCGGCGTTTGAAGGTTCCTGTGACATGAACAAAATGATTCTGGAAAGGCTGGCCGCTGCGGACGCGCTGCTTGCCGAAGTGCAGAGCAAGGTATTCATCGGGTGCGATCTTGTCGCCCGCATCGACGCCCACCTTGCGCGGGAGAATCATGGATAACCTCTACACACCCAAAACTGGGATGTGGCGAGAAATAAGGGGTTTTGGAGTGGTATCATGCCAGTTGTGCTTATTGGTTATCAATGAGTTGCAAACTGGCTGAGACAAGGGCGAGACAAAATGTGGAGTAAGGCATACCTAGCCGCGCTGCGCCGTGGGTGCGATCATGGGATGGCTGCGTACATCGCAGACGCGGCTGTGCTTAGGGCGAGGAAGTAACCGCCCCTTACGGGGCGGGAGGGTGAGATGGATTTCTTTGTCGGACTTGGGGCAGGGCTTGTTGTTTGTGTTGTAGCCCTGCCGTTTGTCTTCTATTTTATTGGGAAGACCTTGCGCTGAATGCCTTGTATTCCTCAAGGAATGCAGCCTTGGCTTCTTCCAATTCAGGCGACTCTAAGGGAGTCTGACTCAGGGCGATGATTGCGCTAGGGAATCGTGCGTTGGTCTGGAATGCTGTCTTGGACAGCCACCTGGCAAACCTGGGGCTGGTGAACAGCCGTGCGCCAGCGTTTGTCAGCCCTGCGCCAGCCATGATGCCGGCCGCAACGCCAGCGCCGGCCCCACCAGTTGCCGCCGCTCCTGCCGCCGCGCCGACTCCCATGCCAGCCGCCTTCTTAGCTAGGTCGCCAAGGATGGCTTGAATGGACGCGCCTGCAAGGCCGGACCCTGATGTGCCGGAAGTATTGAACAAAAGCTGAGAGCCGTCCTTCGTTTTCTCGGAGAACTTGAACATCGTCTCCAAGGCGTCCCGAGTGGGCGACCCCTTCTTTCCGAACATAGCATCAGCCACGGCTTCGCCGGAACGGCCTGCCCCAGCGAACCTGTTGTTGTAGTTCGTGTGGAATGTCTCAAGGGAGAACGTCCCGGTCTTAGACCCTGTTGGGGTGCCGAGCCGGTTGATAACGTACTCTTGAAGTTTCCCGAACTCTTGCGGGCCTAGCGCATCGCGGAGCGCCCGGAGTTTTGCTGGCTGCTGGAAGTTTCCTGACGCAATCTCGTCAATGATCCGTGTTGGCTCCGCTTCCTTGCCGAAGATGGTCTTGAAGAAATTCCGCGAGTTCTCGTGGTAGTTCTTTGAGAAAGAGTGCGCCGCAGCGAACTCAGCGTCTCCGCCAACAGATTTGGCAATAGCCCGGTAATCGTCCATGACGGACGCCCACAGCCTGGACGCCTGCGATGCAGAGATGCCTCGCTCGCTGGGGATTAGGCTGCTACCAGACTGAAGCTCGCCAAGCTCTCTGCGGAGCTTGATGAAGTCGTTGTACGACATTTGCCCGTTTGCGCCCTTGATCGCGTCACGGAGCTTTACGGCAGCAACCTTGTCTGCGTTGACCGCCTGTCCGATTGCCGGGTTGTCGTAAGACGCAACGAGGCCGTCAAGCGCAGATTCTAACGCCTTGACCTTTACAGCCTTGACGTTCTGGAGTTTAGCGTCGAGGTTGCCCCACAGCGCCTTCTCGCTTGCCTTGGCGCGAGATACCCAGCCGGTCTTACTGGCGAACAGGCCGTTCCATACCGCCTTACCAGCCGCCTCTGCGTCATCCGCAGACCCGCCTGCAATCTTCTCCGCTTGCGTCCTTAACTGGGCGGACTGTTCCTTGCCTAGCCGCTGGAACGGCCCTTGCCCGCCGAAGGCAAAGGAGATTGCCCGCTCAACTAGCGGGAGTCGCGCGTTCCCTTCTGGCGCAACCTGGCTAACGGAGTAATCCGTAACGCCCATCCCTTCGGTTGTGGCGATATTATCGGCCATCTCCGCGCCCTTACTGGGCGGTCCGCGCAAGGCTAGCTTAGTCAGCCCTGCCACCCCGCCAGCCGCGAGCGTTGGCGAGACGGCAAGGGGGATCCGCTTGTACCAAGGCATCCCCTCCTGCTCTGCCCCGTAGTCGAGGATTCCGCCGAGCAGGGAAGTCCCGGCATTAACCGCCCGCATTGGGGCAGACTGCCCAGGGAATGCGGCAGCGGCACCGGCCCACCTAACGCCCCGCCCCGTTGCAGAATCATGGAACTGTTCGTCGCCCATCAAAGGCGGCGGCGAAAGCAAGCCCTCTCCGCGCCCTACGCCTGTTGCTGCCTGAATTCCGGCCCCAAGCGGGACGGGAGTTCGCAGCATATTATCCATGTCCGCTATGCCGCCCAATGCTTCGCCCGCGACGTTCTTGAGCAGGCTCTGGACGGTCGGCTGATTCGCCGGGACTGCCTTCGTGTGCGACGGCGGAGCTTGGGCGATCCCTGCTTTGGCGGCAAAGTCCTCGTAAGGAATATCGGAGTAGAACTTCTGATGAAGCAACTTGCCAAGCTGCTCGTCAGATAGGTCGCTGTACTCCGGGTATTTCTGCCTGACTTCAGCAATAGTCGCCATTATCGAATCCCAAGCGGGTCAGGGGCGGACTGCCCATCCCTCGCTGCCGCCTTATCGACCGCCGCCTGCCAGTTATTAAGATGCTGGTCAACCTTATTAAGAGCCTCAAGCAACGCGCCGCTGCTCTGCAAGGTATCCAGAGAGGCCACGGTGGATTGAAGCATCTCAAGCTCTTGGACCGCTACCTGACCGAGTGCGCCGCCAGTCGGGGAAGATTGCCGCATGGCCGATAGTTCCGCGAAGCCCAAGTTTGCCTTGATCGTGTCAATCTTCTTCCGTAGATCGACCGCAGACGTGCCGGGGATGACCCCAGTAACCGCGCCACCAATGCCAGTGGTAAGCGGACTAACCAAGTCCCTAGCTCCCTGCACCGCAGCGCGGGTGTTACCCATTGCCGTGTACGCCAGCCTTCGCTGCTCGTTACGCTTCGGAGCTTCAACGGCTAATTGACCTTCGCCCTGCCCTTGCGTCCGCGCCTGAGCAAGCGTGGCCTGCGCCTGAGCTTCTTCGTCAAGAGACGACAGCGGCACGGGCATTCCGCCCTTGACTACGTGCGGGACGCCAGCAATGACAACAACCTTCTCTTGCGACGGAGTAACCCACCGAACAAGGTCGGCTGGGTTCCTTGACTGCATGAACGTCGCAAAAGAGGCGGGGGTATAGTCTCCGGGGTTGAAGTTACCAATCCCGCCGCCGCCCGACTCGCTGCCCAGCGCCAACTCCGCCATCCTTGAGGCAACAGCCTGCGGGCCTGCAACGTCGTAAATCTGCTGCATCTCTGGAGGGAGGCTGGAGCGTAGCGCCGCTTCGGCTTTTTCGCGCTTATCGCGGTCTGCCATCATGCGGGAGGTTTCCTGCTCCTTCAGCAGATCGAACACTCGCCCACGGAAGCCCTCTGTAGCCCCTCTACGAGACGCTAGGAGCGTTCTGGGATCGTTCCCGCCCGCCACTAGCCCCATCGCAAAGTCCGTCCCAGCGCCTTGACGCGCCTGCTGAAGCATGGCTGGGTCAATACCCAGCCGAGGGTCAACCGGCATTGAGCCGAGAAGACCCTGATTGATGGCTCCGGGGAGGCCAGCGAGTCGTCCGAGAAGTCCAGGGATGTCCATTTAACCCTGCCAGTCGTTGTAGCTGTCGTAGGGGTCGAACTGCGGCTGCGCAGGCGTCATGCCCTTCCACCAGTCGTAGATGCTGTTACCAACCTGTGCGCCCAACTGCGCCCCGCCCAAGGTGCCGAGGAGTCCACCGGACTGCGGCGGCGTCCCGACTCCCGCAACACTCGTGCCCGGCTGGAGGGCAGACGACCACCAGTTTAACTGCTGAGTAGGATAGGCTCGTGTCTGGTCAAGGTAGTCGTTGTAGGCAATGTCCAGCGGTCGCTGCGCCTGCGCCTGCTGCACTGAGCCAGAGCGGGCAAGCATCTCCGCATCCTGTGCGTTAGCAGCGCCCATGCGGTCCCCAAGGATTCCAGTAAGGAACGCATTACGATTCTGCATGTCAGCGGTCGCAGTCTGACCCTGGAAGTCGAACGACTGGTTGGCGTACTTCGCCTGATTCAGTCGGTCAACGTCCTGAGAAGCCAAGCCAGCGGCAGTCTCAAAGCCCTGATTCCTTAGCTGGGCGGCAAGGAGGGATTTGTTTCTGAGCGCGTCCGCCTCAAATTGGCCCTGCGCGACCCCAAACCGCGAACCCCCGAAAGCGCCTGCGGCCTGCGCCTGCGAGGCAAGACCGTTGTACTGGACGGCTCTTTGGTTTTCGAGGTCAGCAAGCGAGGCATCGACCACCTGATTCGTGTAAGGGTTGAGGTAGGGCGAAAGATCCGTTCCGGCCCACTGCGAGGCTTGCACCTGCTGGGGGTTGATGGTTGCGTTCTGCAACCGCTGGGACGTATCCAGAGCGGAAGAATAGTAGGGCTGAGTCGTCCCTACGTTGTTCCGAATCATATCAAAGGCAGCTTGCGTGTCCGGGGAGAACGGAGCGACACGGTTGCCTTCGTAGGGAGTGTAGGGCTGCTGGGCTAGATCCTGCCCAAACGCCCCAAGTTGTTTCGCGCCCTGACGAAGCCACTTCGGGGCTTGATTGCCGCCTGATTTCTTGCCGCCCGCGATGCCGCCGAGGACGGACCCCGCCGCGCCGATTGCCGGTCCAACCCATGCCATTATGTGAGCCTCTTAACGTAAACGGACGCTACGTGGGTAAAGTCACGCTTACGCGCTTCCTTCGCCCACCCTGTTCGCCCAACCGTAGTGAGGACTTCGCATCCGGCCTGTCTTGCTTCTTCCTCGACATCATCGAGTAGTTGCATTAGTTCTTCGTATGCTCCGCCCGCCGCCAATACCTGTACTCCAATCCCACCACTCTGTAGTGGGACACCAGACGTAACCATTGCGGCGTTCTCGGACTCCCAGAGTTGGTAGTTCCCAGAAGCAATGCCGCTTTCAATATCCTCAATCGTGAAGTCCTGCACGTCGTACTGAAGTGCATCCACGATGTAACCCTGCCAACTCATGGCTCAAGCACCACCAAGCGTTCCTCGTGGTCGTCCGTAGTAGTTTTCAGCCGAGAGAGTTCGGCAAGGATCTGCTGGATTTGTCGTTCAATCTCAGCCGACCGTTGCTGCTCAAGGTTTTGGTCGTACTTTGGAGGCTGGTTAGGGAGCCTCATCGCGCCCCGCTCGCCTTTACGTCAGCCCTGTACGTTCCAACTCTCCAGTCTGCATCGTCAACAGCCTGGATCGTGATGGACGCTTGTCTCCCAGCCGCACGAGTATCCGTATAACCATCGGACCTTACGGTGTAAGGGCCGTAGGTGTACTCTGTTCCGTTAGGAACAAATCTTGTTTTGATAGTAACATTGACGTTACCACTCGTCTGCTCGTCGGGGAGAATCTGAAGCACGTCCATGATGTTGTCGCCGCTTCCAATCTCCATGTATCCCGCCTTGGCGTAGATACTTGCGGCTCGCGTAACCCCAGAGTCGGTGTTGCCGCTCTCTTGGAGGTACAAGTAACCATCGGAGGAAACCGCAACGGGGTGCCCCCAGACTCCACGGTCTAGCCATGCGGTTCTGTCGAGTTCGCCGATGTACCAGATGTTTTGTTTGTAGTTCCAGACCGCGTACTTAGTGTCACCATCGTTCGCTGGGAAGTACCACCATACTTCGGACTGTTCTGCGAGAGTCCCGCAGTATACCTCTGTCTGCTTGACGCGATTAAACTGGGCCTCAAGCCAGTCCTCGATGTCGCAGGGGATGTTCTGGACAACACCGTTGTATACATACGGCTTCGCGTCAGTTCCAAGCCATACGACAGTGCCATTCACCGCCGCCGCAGCATTTGGGCCTGCGACACCGCATTGAGTGCCAACACGGTCAAACGAGAACACCAAGGGGGATCCGATGAACCTCTTTACGTGCGCGTCGGTTGACGTAAGAATCAACGTCTCGCCACGGGTCTTTACTCCGCAACGGAGATGCCCGTTGGTATTGAGAACAAAGTCGCCCGCCTGGTTGGACGAGGTTGGCGTCCAGTCTGTATTGTCTTCCGCGTCTGACCATTGGATCTTTCGCGGATCTCCGCCAGCGCCCAGAACAACAAGGTGCCTCTGTTCTGATACATAGACAAAGCGGTTATCAATAGGCGCGTTAGCAATAACGGCGGCGGGCGATGATGTCGTGCCCGACCACTCGTACACCTTTCCGTCGCCAGTCGAACAGCCGACAAGGTTCTCACCCCACGAGTCAAATGACCACGTAGCGGCTTCTAGGATCAGCCCTGAAGTTCCAGTGCGCGCCGTGCCGTACTCTTGCTCGCCGTAATCCAATGCGCCGTAGCCGAGACCAGCGAGAGAGTCGCCCTGTCCAGGGACAAAGCCCACAGGTGTGATGTCGAACAACGACCCCTCGTCGTGGACGTACAGCTTCTCGTTCGTCCCAATAGCCAGCCAGCGGTAGTTGTCGTTATCTCTCCACGAGAACAGCCCACGGCACGTTCCTGTAACGGGAGTCAGCGAGAACTTCTGCCACCCGCCGACGGGCATCATTAGCCCATCAATCCACCGGATCAGGTTGGTGTCGTACCACCTTCCCGCAGCGGAATACTCCGTGGCGTTACGATATACGCCCGGAGGGATTTCCAGTTTGACGAGCATTACTTGACAGCCTGCTCCGCGAGAATGTCCGTCTTCCTCTGGGAACCAGACGAAGTGCCAAACCAGAACTGCATAATTGAGGGGACATTGGCCGTAATTACGCCAAGGAGGATCAGGAACGGTTCCTTGAGTTCGGCAGAAATCTCAATCTTCCCGACGAAGAACGCCGACATGATTAGAAAGTACCCGCCGATGAACAGGAGGGAGAGAAGCATCTGCGGGCGCATATTGATCTTTGCCATGTCCCGCGCAGACGCACGGTCCAGAGCTTCGACCTTGTGCTGCTCAACGCCAAGTTCCTCTAGTTTGAGAATGTAGTCCTGTTCAAGTTTCTTGAGGGCGAGAAGCGTCTCGGGCTTCTGCGTCAGTATGGCTTCCTCAAGATCAGCGACTTTGCCTCCACTAACAAGGCCACCGAGAATCTGACCAGCAAGACCGCCCAGAGGGCCGCCAAGAGCGGCACCAAGGCTAGGGGCGACAACAGAGACGACCTTCTTAGCTTTTTCACTCAGCCTGATCCCCATTACTTCCTCTCTATGCCGTCAATGACATGCCCAAAACTATAGTGATTTGGGTCGTCAAACCTTCCGCCCCATCGCGCCCACTCGTGCTGTTGTTCCCACCACTCTCCGAGCGGCTTATGCTCCGCACCAGACGTGAGATAAACGCCGTCTTTGAACAGGTTCAAATCAATAGCCATTCGATTCTTGTGCATCGAATATGGATGGCTGTAGGATCGCTTTGAGCCAAGCGGGCCATGCACTCTAGGGTCTCTGTAAGCGTCCCCAAGAGTAACCTCGTAGCCAAGCTCAAAGGCTTTATCAATCAACCGAGGGACGAGACGGGCGAACTCTGACTGCTTCTGTCTAAGGCTCATTGCGATGATTGATGTTGGTGCGGATTTCAACCGCCGTGACTCTGGTGGAGAGCGCATTCAGTTCCCTACGCATCTCTTTCAGTTCGTTCGCTAGTTCCTTCATCGACGCTAAGTGGGACTCTCCAAACTTCTTGAGAAGCCAAACCATGACGGCGAAGATGCCGTAGCCGATGAACTTGAAGATTTCCTTCCATTCAACGTCAACGTGAACTGCGTCGATTTCATTCATTCTTATTCCCTGGAAGGTCTTCAAGCCCGGAGTCGTCATCATCTTCGTCGTACCAGTCGTCCTCACTCTCCCCCGGCCACGAGTTCTTGAGCGGTGGAGACTGCGGGGTGCCAGAGCCGGATTTCGACCGTATCTTCTTCGTTATCGAACTTGACCGACCGGATGCGGGGGCACTGGAACGCCCCTTTGTGGTCCGGCTCTCCGCAGTAGTCGCAGAGAGGGGTTTTCTCAGCGCGGACTTCTTCAAGGTTTGTCACCTTCGCCATCAGAATCTCCACGCCACGGTCACAAGATCCCGGCCCACGTTTGGCCGGCAAGATCCCGCGCTGGAAGAATGTCGCCATTGAACCGCTACACGATCTGTAGCTCTGTAGCGGGCCATGAGAGCGAACGTGAACTGACAGGTATAACCCGTCTCCACGTTCCACCACTGGAAGCCTAGACCGGCTTCAAACTTCTTATATCCATCTACCAGCATGACCCGAGGCCCAATGGAGTTCGGACTATCTTCGTAGTCATGTGAATCACCAACGAGGTCGAAGCCGAACTCGTAACTGGTGTTTACAGGCCCGCACTCAGGACAGCCGATGGTTAATCCGATGACTGGAGTTTCGCCACGTAGAACCGCTGCGCCCGCTTCTAGTTCTAGCGTCTGCTCTCCCCTAGACTTGACGGAGAACAGAAGGAGAAGAACGGCGACAAAGGCAAGGATTCCGTAGACCGCGCCTTTTGGGTTCCTAAAGAGCCTCACGCTACACCATGTACGTGATGCAGCAGTGGGAGATGCCCTTCGTCGCCGTGGCTGCGTTGAAGTTCGCCAACCCAGCCGTGACCTTCAGCGGGAAGTAATCAAGCCCGGTGCTTGCGATGTTGACCGTAACCGGGACGCCAGCGCCGTTGTCGAATCCGAGGACTTGGGCGTATTGATACGTCGCAAGGGACGATTGGACATCCGCAGGCAAGCCGTCAAGCACGGCGGTTGTGTTCGCAGTGGTATGGACAAGCTCTGGGATACGAAGGGTTACAACGCCGTCTCGCTTGACCCAGTAGGCGGTGCCGCTCGCAAGTTCGGTAGAGTTGTTCGCAGTGCGAAGGTAGATCGTGAACGAGCCGGTAGAGGCGGCTGCGGCAAACGCCGTCGCCTGCTGGCCGTCTAGCGTATCCGCATCAAGCCCGCTCCCAGTGCCATCGTTCCCGGCGTGCCATGCGGCGTTGCCGTTGATCGTGACGGCGGTTGCAGTGAGGGCGATGGAGTCTACGGTTGTGCCAGTGCGGGCAATTTGGACCGCTGCTGTCCCGCTAGTAAGCCCATCATCCTCTGCATAGAGGGAAAAGGTCTCGTTCTCAACGTAGATAAGCCACGTCTTATTGTCGGTGGAAGCGTCGGATTCCGTAAGGTTCAAATACGGGACGGTAGCCGAGACCCCGAGTGCCCCAACGCTGACAGACCCGCCAGTAATAGCCACCGCAGATGCGTCCTGCGTAGCCATCGTCCCCAAGCCAAGGTTCGTCCTTGCGCCGGAAGCCGTGGTTGCAGCCGTGCCGCCATTAGCGACCTTAAGGACAGGACCGGCGCTAAACAGCGCGTCAATGTCGTCAAGGTTGTCGTTGAGCTTCGTGCCCCACGTATCCGCTGAAGCGCCGACTTCGGGCTTCGTGAGGTTGAGGGTAGTCGTGAATGTGTCAGCCATTTATGCCCAACTTCCTGTCGGATTGGTTACTGGAGTCCATGTTCCAGAGGCAGCCGATACGGCTTCCCATGTTTCGTCTACTTGGTCAGTTTCAGTCCAGCCTGGAGCGGACGTGTCTGCCGTTACTTGGTACTCGCAAGCGAAGTCCCGATAGACCACACCAGCGGAAGTCCACAAGGAGACAAAATCCCGGTAGACCTCAATGACGAGAAGCTCGTCAGTGATCGCGTAAGCCGCCGTAAAGTCTCTCTGGACCGGGATCGTCCCCGTGACGGGAGCGCCGTCAACTAGGTACTGAGCCTCAAAGTCCTGATACACAGGACTGAGGATCGTGTACGTTGCGGTAAATGGGCGTTCGGCAACGAGGTTGATCGTCGCGTTAATCGTGATCGTCGCCCATACGGAAGTGAGCGAGATATCGTACAGCGCGGCGAAGTCAGCTTGGACCGGATTGAATACCGAATAGGTAGCCGAAAAGTCCTGCTGTGCGCTGCCGACCTGTCTCTCGGACCAAGTATTCGCGCCACTCGTGGTTCGTGGGAACCACGCATTCGCGGTCACTCTGTATCGCCCTTAACTCTCAGGGTGAAGCCGTCGTTCGCATAAGCAGCCGCAGAAGCCCCTACCGTTCGCTTGATCCAGATGCCGTAGTAAGCGCCAGCGGCCAAGGAGCCAAGACTCAAAGCATTGGCCTCGTCTTCCGCGTCATCAAATGTCGGACCAGTAGGAGCGGAGCCTTCTGAGCCAATCGTCTCCATCGTGGCGCTTGCACCCTCGTCAGCCAAAGCGATCTGGACTGCGGTGCTGGTAGATGGTGTGTTCGACTGAATCCACACCTTCGCGTTCGTGAGCGTCTGCGAGCCGTTGGTGTTCTTTATGTAGACGCCACGATACTCAGTGTCGCCAGCGGAGGCTTCCCCAGAGGTCACGTTGTCGAAGATATTCGTTCCCATCTGGGAGCTTGAAATCGCTCCGCCGAGGGCAGCGGCAGGATCAGAGTTAGACGCCCCGCCAGAGAGGTACATCTTCAGGTCAGTCGAAAGAATCGCCATCTTTATTCCTCAATGATCGTGGCAGAGACCATGCCGGTCGTGTATGTAGTGTTTCTGGCTAGAGCGGCGACCGTTGTTGCTGCCGCAAGCCCGTCACAGCCAACGTCCGAAGCGAGGACTTTCAGGACTGCGCTCCCGCTCTCAAGGGAAGCCTCAAACTCTTGGGCGTCCGCGGAGCCGTATCTTGTTGTGCCGGTTATGTAGTTGCTGCCTGCGGGGGCGCTGTAGACAACAACCTCAACCCCTGTTGCGCTTGCTGCTGGTGAGTCGGCAAGGATCTTGACGTACTTGGTTGTGGTCGTAGCTGGCTTGAGCGCAAGGATCGCGTAGACCCCTGGCTGCGTTGCGCCTAGCGTCCAGCTTGCGCCATGACTCCCTGCTGTCGCAGCAAACTCATCTTGGAATTGGAGCCGGGCGTCAACCTCCTGTCTCTCTGATTCGCCGCCAGCAGGCGCGATGCTCGTTGCGGAGAGGTTGGTTGCAATAACAGAAATAATTGTTCTGTTAGCGCCAGTGGTTGTCAGAGACGCCGTGGCCGGGGTTGTTGTCGTTGTAAATGACGCGGAGTCGTAGTCATCTACGGCAGAAGACGATGGGGCATCGCTGTACTCTGCAATGCCATAGCGCAGCGTTTGCCCGCCAGTGGATGTCGTCACTGTGACCGTCGTAGCCCCGGCCCCAGCATTTTCCTTGTACCAGACATTTAGCCCGACGACGGTGTTATCTAGGTCGATCAGTTCTGACCATGAGCCGTTAACGTCGTCTGAAACAGCCGACACGCTGTTGTTCTCGCGGATAGCCGCGACCAAAAATGACCCCGCAGTCACGCCGCTAGAGAACGCCAGCGTATGCGTCGTCGTTGCGCTGTAGCTACTTTCGCTTGTGCTTTGTACGTGAGCCATCAGGTCCCGCCAGTGACAGTTCGGCCAACAAGACAGGTTGGCAAAGTGGTATCAGTTAGCCCATTCCGAGAAGTAATCGCAGCGTAGGTTTCCGTCCACTTGTTGTAATTTAGAAATACAACGTGCGACGAGCGCATATAGTTAATTTGGTACGTCAGAATGTTTGCGGCGGTGTCCTGATAGAACGAAGGGTTTGAATACCCGCGCTCCTGCGTCTCTCCGACTCGCGGAAATTGCCCTCGCGCGTCTTTCCATACCGTGCCGAGGCTTGTCGTCTCGCCACGCCAAAGCTGGTTCCAGCTTTTCTCGTTGCCGGGGTTATAGGGATCGGTCAGGGTATCTTCGTGATCCGGCCCGCCCGTCAGGATGCAGCCTGTCCCGGCGTTGTTCAGTGTCTCGATGTGCTCGTAAACTTCCTTCTGCGTTGCCTGGTTTATTTGTCCGTTCTCATTCGAGCGGAACATGGTCGAAGGCCACGCCTCGACTGCCGCAGAAAGAATCGCTTTATAGTTTGAAATCCACGTTGCGGCCGTAACTCCAACAGGGAGCGATATAGTGGTTTCGCCGTAAGAGGTGAACTCAAGATATGGATTCGTGTCGTACCGCGACCCATATGCTTGCAGCAAGGCGATATAGCGATCCCGGCAAGCACTGATTCCGATGTTTGCGGCTGAGTTGAAATCGCCATAGTACCGATGTTCCCACCCTTGACTGATCCAATACGCCGGAAGCGCCGTCGCGCCTGCGAACGCATGTGGCTTTAAGTGAACTGCGAGCCTCTTTCCGTATGTGGCGCACAGTCCGAGGTAGTAATCGATGCAAGCGAACCCGCCGTATCGAACGCCGTCAACCTCGCTTATGTAACTGTAACTAGGCGTCGTCGTCCCGGTCTCAAGCGAGCGAATGTACTGATGGATTACGAATCCCTTGATCTTCGGGTCGCTTGCGTATGTCTGGAACCATGTCAAATTCGACGCGCGTGCAGCGGCTGAATCAATATATGCGCCGTTGACCCCATCAACCGTCGAAGGCGCAAGGAATATGTAGAATCCAGGGTTCCACTTAATCCCAGCGCCTTGCGCGACGACTGTTACGCTGCAAGCATGGTCCGCATACAGCCCATTAGAGTCCGTTGCGCGAACCGTTAAAGCCCTGACAGCAGCAGCGGCGGAGCTTGTTACCGTCAACACGCCAGAATTAACGCCAATGCTAATCCCAGTATACGAAGTACCGACTAGTGAGTACGTTAGCGTGTCTTCGTCCGGGTCAGAGACGTACACACTGAAGTTGGCCGAGCCTCCTGTCCCTTGGATGAAGGACAGCGTAGAGGGCGCTCCGCTCCACTCCGGTGGCCGGTTCCCGGTGACGTTTATTACGCCACTACTGATCCCTGCTCTGGTCCCTACATCCCAAGACGGAAGGCTCCATACAGCCTCTTTCCCGCTTCCAGAAAGACCGAACGAAAGGCGAACGTATCTTGAGCCTGACTCAAATTGAAGGTACCATCCGTCGTTCGGGCTATCTGCCTCGGTAACAAAGAACCCGTCGAGGGTAGAGGTTGTTAATGCGTATCCAGAGGCAGTTGCCCACGGGTCAGCCATTGTTCCTGACGCAGCAACCACGTCTTCCGACGTGTAAACTTTTACTGTAACCGGGGCGTCTAGAGCGTCAATGATTACCTGCGCCCGATCAGCAGCATTAACCTCTGCGGCGTACTCGGCCTGGGTTGTTGCGTCGAGCGTTGCCACTTAGATCCAGGTTCGAGGCCGCATGTGCAAAGCACTGCCAGAGAACTCTGCCTTGTCCGAGGATGCGTTAACGTCAGCAAGGTACTGCCGGTACAAAGATCCCCAAATCGGAATGCGCTGATCGTCCTTGAGGTACGGAGCCGACTGCATCAGCGTCCCGTAGAGGTAAACGTCTGGGTGATAGGACAGCAGCCAGTTGGTCGTGTCCGAATCAGACAGCGCAGTGAGCTTTTTGTAGTAGGTTAGTTCGGCAGTAAACGACGCATCAGGAACCGGGACGACTTCTAAGGTGTCCCCAACGATGGAGTAATAGCACGGCTGGCCTGTAGGATTCCGCTGTCTCACGAGGTCAGCGTGTTCCATCGTCACGTACCGAAGTACGGTGATGGGTTCGCTGTTCAGCTGGATGTTCTTGGCTTCCAAGAAGTCCGTAGGTAAAGCGGTGAATTGCGTGTCAATCGTCGCAGTAGACCGAGTGAGCATTGATCTATGGCGGATGGACCGATTGAGGTCAGCTTCAGCCAGAGAGATGAACGTCGGAATGACCGTCGTTAAGTCTTGCCGGTTGAGGAAATCCCCAACCGCAGACTGAAGCTCAGAGTAGGTGGAAATCGCCATTAGGCTGCGCTCACCTGTGTTTGAACCCGGTTGTCGATCAAGTGAGGCCGAAGCTGTTCGATCTTCGGACGGAAGCTCAGAGCCTCAACATGCCCCCACTCAATTTGCCCAATGTGGAACACGGACTTGGACAGGTCGTGGTCGATCAGGACTTCAAAGCCGTTCTCTCTGGCTTTACGACAGAAGTAGATGTCCTCTCCACAGTCGTAATGCTGTAGTTCCTCATCCCAAGGAATGTGGAACCACGGCGGAGGCATTGCCTCAAAGACCTTCCGATGAACAGCAATACATCCAAACCCAGTTGAAGCAACAGGCTGGAGTCCAGTAGAGTCCTTTTCCGTGTAGACACGGGTTTGGTTCTCGTCGTCTAGGAAAGAGGTAGGCTCAATCGCAGGCATCTTCCGGGTAGGATAGTTCGCCCCGACGATTGGCTTGGCGTGAGCCAGAAGACGCTCAATCGTGTCCTTGGGAAACCTCATGTCTGAATCGAACCAGACAGTCCAATCGGCTCCATCAAGCAGGGCTAACTTAGCTAACGCCTGCCGCTGCTCCGAGAGAATGGTCCCGTTGTTGACGTAGAGTCGCATATCTACATCGGGCTGGTTCTTGCCCATGTACCCCATAGCCAAAGCTAGAGACTGGGCGAACCACGTATGGCTCATCTCCCTCGCGGGGATGCAAACTGCTACTTTGATTTCGTCAGACACGTCCGGGCCTCGTGCGGAACAACCTGTTGTCCCGGTCGTTTAACCACGCCTTCATCTTCTTGTTGTCCTCCGCGATTCCTCGTTTCTTGAGATCATCAAGGACAGTCAATGGGATCGTGGCAACCTTCTGCCAGTCGCCCCATCTGGCCCGTTCATCCGTAGAATTGAACGACGCCTTTGCACTTTCGACTGCCGCTGATACGTCCTGCTCACTATGGATAGTGAACGTGTCGTTCATCCGGTCGAAAGTAAAGAATTCCGTAACCCCCGTTAAGGGGTCTTTTGATAGGACTCGTTTCATGTAACTCCAAGGGGAGAGGGTGGAGGCTCGCAACCTCCACCCGCCCCTGTCATCAGGTCGTCGTCAGGTCAGCGGCGATACCGTGCGCCACTTCCGTCGAGACCTTGAGGCCATACTCCACGGACAGAACCCGCTTCTCAGCGAGACCCGTGCGAGCCATCTCCTTGAGCATGAACGGCTGCAAGTACACAACCTCCAGATACTCAGGATCGACGAACAGAGCCGACTGCTCACGCGAGAACCGCGACGGAACGAACGTTACGTTGCCGAAGTCGGAAACGTAGACATCCGCAGCGCCGATGATCGTCGCAGGCTTAGCCCCCGGTGCATCCTTACGGATGTCCGCGATGCCCGTGAAGCCCGAAGCGCGAGCCTTGTTGACCGGGCCAACAATGACCATCTTCGGCGTTCCACCGCTCGTCCAGATCTGCTGGATAACGTCCTTGAGGATCGTATCCGTGAAGGCACGAGCCGTACCGTCATCCGGTGCCGCGTTGGGGTAGCCCTTCGTGGAACCAGAAAGCGTCGGATCGCCAGCAGAGGTCGAGGACCGGCTTGCATTGGTGCGAATGAACGCCTCAAAGCCCGCCGTCTTACGAGCCGTTGAGTCGTCGCCAGCGACGGCAGGCTGCGGGCCGGACAGGATCTTCTCCATGTCCCGCTTCAGTTCCTTGCCCATCTTGGCAACCTGGTACGCCAACTCCTCACTGACGCCAGCGTTATTCACTTCGCGCTGGGTATCGGTAACGAGGACGGTCTTCGTGCTGATCGCGGTGTAATTTCCAAGACGAACACGGCTGGAGGCAGTCGTGTACGACGTGAGGTCGTCACCTTCAATCACGAAGTTGGTCGAGGAAGCCGCCGTCAGCGAGTCGGTAAGCCACTCAAAGTAGACGTTACCAACCGAGCCGCGACCGGCGTTCGACATCAGCGGCGTATCCGTTGGGCTGATGTCGTAGATCAAATTGCCAAGTTCCTCCCGAATGCCGTCTGCGGCATCGTAGGTGGAGAAACTGCCCGTAAACTGAGTCATTTGTGTAGTCCCTTACTGTTTGAGAAACATCGTCTTGAACGCATAGGCAAAGTCATCAACCTTGCCTGACGCCCTAAGACGTTCCTTAGCTTCCGCAGCAGTACGAGCCTGAGAGTTGGGCTTGAGCGTTCCGGGTTTCGCCGTAGGGGAGACCTTGACGTTCTCCTTCTTGACCTTGGCGTTGGCAACCATGTCTCGGTAGAGCATCCCCTGCCGGAGAGCCAATACCGCGCGGCTGTCATAGAGGCTGTTTAGTTCCTCCTGTGAGAAACCGATGGAGAGGCCGTATTCAACGATCTTCTCCTTCTCTGCCTTCGCCTTGGTGCCGTCAGACCATTCGGGGATGAGGGTGACAAGTTTCGCTTGTTCCTCATTGACCAACTGGGCTAACCGCTTCTGCTGTTCCGCTGCGTCCCGTTGAGAGACGCGATATTGCTCCGCCTGGAGCGCGGCCAGCTTTTCCTTACGGTCCCTGAAAAGCTCTTTCTGTTTGACGAACTCAATCGGATCTTCCGCCATCAGGCGTTCCCAATCAGGTTCGGCCACAGACATGATCTGTGACTTCAGAGCCTCAAGTCCTTGCTTGTACTGCTCACGTTCCACACGAGCGGCTTCAGCCTCAGCCTCAGCGGCTTTCCGCTGTTCGGCAATCTGCTGGGTCTTTCTCGTGTAGTCCGAAGTGCGTGAGTAACCCTTGAGGAGTTCGTCCAACGGGACTTCTACTTCCTCACCGTCCACCTTAACTTTATAAGTTGTGACGGGTTCCTCTTGCGCCTCCGGTGTGACTTCGGGTTCGGTGCTTTCGCTTGCCGCTTCCTCAGTCGGGATGCTGTCGGGTTCCTGAGTTTCCTCTTTCGGATTCAGTAAGGCCGATAACTTGTTCGCTGCTTCCTGAACGGTTGTTCCTTGCGGAGCCGTAACTTCCATGTAAACCTCAATTGGGCTTTCTTGCAAATTGGCCCGTTGCTAGAAAAGTCTCAAGCTGCGCCCTCACGTCCTTGAGTGCTTGCAGCCGTTCGTACAGCCCTTCTCGTGCTTTCCATGCGTCCGGTTCGGACGCCTTCCAGCCTTCTATAAGGGCGGATTCCAATTGCTCGTATGCCTCGCTCCACGCCTCGTTTTCGAGAATTTGTGCAGCGAGTAGAGCGTTCTTGCGTTTATCCATTACATCAGCAGGAGGATTTCTTCGTCCTGTTTCCTGCGCTTCTTCCTCTTTTGCGCTTCCAGTTCTTCGGCGTACCGAAGTTCTTCAGCGATTAACTTGTCGATGTCTACCGAGACAGCAACCGACTTTCTCTTTTGCGGGAGCCGCAACAGAGGCCGCGTGATGTCTTGAGAAATCGTGAACGGCTTACGGTAGTCCGTAAGGCTCACGCCAACTTGTTGCCCGGAGATAGAGAGCGTTCCCGCCTCAATCTCTACGTCAATCGGCTGGTATGGCTTCTTTTCAAGCCACTTCTTGAACTTCTTGCGGTCGTCCCTCGTGGGGCCGCTACCGCCAATCATCGGGTCTCGCGGGGCTTCAATCCCGCTGACCGCAAGTTCCTGACCGGAAATCGTCAGATTCCCGGCGTCAATCTCAATGTCAATCGGGCCGGTGAGGTCCGGCGTCAAGTCTTCGCCAGAGAGCGTCAAAGCTCCGGCGTCTACCGCGACACTTAACCCGTATGCAAGCGACTGACCAGCAATAGTCAGCGAGCCGTTCGCCAGCGCGACGTTCGTTGCCGTCGTGACCGACTGACCCGTGATGGTCAGCGAGCCAGCGTCAATGTCTACGGCAATCTCGTCGCCAAGCTCAACCGCAACCGTCTGCCCGGTGAGGGTTAACTGCCCCTCACCCCACGGCACGGTCCACTGGAACTTCGTGTCTTGTCCTGCAATGGACAGAGCGCCAGCCGTGTCAATTGCGACCGCCAGCCCGGTGGTGAGGTCGGTATCAACCGTCTGGCCGGTGAGGGTTAGTTGGCCCTCGGTCCACGGGACGGTCCACTGGTACTTCGTGGCCTGCCCTGCGAGGGACAGCGCACCAGCGTCGATGGTGACGGCCAGATCGGTCGGGCCGACCATCCCCTGCCAGGAGTTGTTCGCCCAAGCGCCGTATGCCCACGCGCCCGTGGCCCACGCCTGATCGACCGTGAGGCTTGGGGTAACATCCTGACCATTGATGGTCAGCGCCCCGGCCTCAATCGACAGCGATAGGTCTGCGGTCAGGTCGGTCGTAACCGTCTGACCAGCAATCGTCAGCGCACCGGCATCAATACCGACGAACAGATCAAGCGTCAGGTCGGTTGTGACCGTCTCGCCAGAAACCGTAAGCGCCCCAGCGGTGTCAATCTCAACCGAAAGATTGTTCCCAGCCGTGGCGCTGACCGTCTGACCATCAATGGTCAGCGAGCCGTGGCTCAGGGCAACGTCTATCGCCGTCGTGACCGACTGACCCGTGATGGTCAGCGCCCCAGCGTCCACCGACACGCCGAGCGAGCCACCGGCCATGCCGCGCCACGAGTTCGCGGCCCAGGCTCCGGTCGCCCACGCCCCAGGCTCCCATGCGTACAGCCCTGAGAGGCTAGGCGTTACGTCCTGACCGCTCAGGGTCAGGCTGCCGCTCGTCAGGGCGGCGTTGGTTGCCGCCGTGAGGCTCTGTCCGGCGAGGGTGAGCGCCCCTGCCGTGTCGATTGCTAGCCCTAAGCCAGCCGACAGGTCCGTGTCGAGCGTCTGCCCGTCGAGCGTCAGGCTGCCGTTGGACAGCGCCACGTTGACCGACGACAGGACCGACTGGCCGGCAAGGGTCAGGGCACCGTTCGCCGTGGCGATGCTCGTGGCGAGCGTCAGGGACTGTCCCGAGACAGTCAGTGCGCCAGCGGTGTCAATGTCGAGCGAGAGGTCGCTGCTGCTCGGCGCAACGTCCCATGCTCCCGTCGCCCATGCGCCCGAGGCCCAGGCCCCGACAGCCCACGCATCCCCACCGAGGTCAGTAAGGCTGAAATCTACCGTCTGACCGGCAAGGGTCAGTGCGCCAGCGGCGTCAATCTCTACCGCTAAGTCGCCGGGACCGTGAACGACATAACTGATACCGCCCCACGAGTCACCGGCAATCGCCCATGTGACTTCGGCAACGGTTTCGCTATCGACCGTCGCTGAGTCGCGGGTCGCAATACCATGCGCGACCGCGCCCAAGTCCTGCCGCTGACGGATCGTCCAGCCGGTCGGGTTCGTCGCACTGAGCGGGTCCGCGTCCGCAAACGCGAACCAGACCAGCGTGCCGCCGCCGTCATCCGCTGCAAGATCCCCAACGGGGTTCTCGACCGTCGTATCGGTCGTCGCCGAACTGCTGCGCGTCAGGACGTTGCCGATGGGGTCGGCAGCGTCGAATTCACCTGCTGGAACACGGATGACCGTCGCCGTCCACGTCTCGCTCGCGGAAGGCGTGAAGGTCAGCGTGCCAGCGGACCATGCCCCGGTGCAGACCGTGTACCAGCATTTGCCGCGAACTTCAGTCGAGGCCGACGCAACCGGCGTTGCGTTAATCTCGGAGAGGGTTTCGCTATTCGCCCCGGACGGCTCCGCAACGTCCGTGACCGTCGTGGAATCGTCCCACGCGATGTTCCAGATCAGTAGGTCGCCGGTCGAACAGGCCGGATGCGATACCGCCCAACTGGACTGGGCCGAAATGTTATAGCCGCTGACTGTGCAATCAGCAGCTTCGATCAAAGGCGCGGCCACAGATTACCTCCGCGCCGAATCAGTCGTGATTAAGCACCATCCCACGGGGTTTCGTCGCCGTTGCCGGTCACTTCCGCGCTGTTGATTTCCTGCACGTCCACCCACAGCGTATCGGCCCCAGCGAGCGAGTCATAGACGTTCGCAGGAACCACCGTGTAGTCGTCCCGAAACACCAGCGTCCCTGACTTCGCCACGTTCACGATCAACTGCCCGAGCGTTCCCGTGTCGGTCGTGTTCAGCGGGCAGGTGTACAGGCCGTTGGAACGGTGCGTGCAACTGGTGGCGTCGTTCTTCTGCGCCAGAGTCGTGCCGCCCTCTTTCCACAAGAGCACGTCCGCCTGCGCAATGGTCTGACCAGTCTCCGCAGACGCATCTGCCGAGTCCACGATGGGACCGACAACAATCGTCGTCGCGGTGGACTGCTTCAGGATCTTCATTTATCGGCTCCTCAACATTCCGTAATAGACTGCTGCAAGCGGAGCGACTGAGCCGCCGCCAGCTTCGGTGTAGGTCGCGTATACGCTGATGTCGCGGTCGGCGTCAGTGCCCCAACCGTCCGTCGTCCATGTCGACGGAGGTGGGTAACTCTGCCCCGCAGACGCATCGTAATAATGCGTCACGGCAGAGTTTGTGTCGAAGTACACCTGGCCGTCGCCCGAGCCACCCTCGGACTGCACGACGATCATGATGTCCGTGATCGAACTGACCGTGTATGACAGCGGGATTGTGCGCCACGCGGTCGTTCCCGCGGTCTGTGTCTGAGCCGTCCCGAGGGCAAGCCGGTTGCCGGTTGCCATATCGTACAGGGCCGCATTTATCAGCTTATCGGCCGTCGTGCAGATCGTGTACGCGGACACGGCTGTGATTTCATCCCCTGCCGTGAACGTCTCGGCACGACCGCACAAGCGGCTCTCGATGTTTAGCGCCGTCGCGCCGACATCCGTTCTGCCCTTCGTCGCCATTAGTCTCGCACTCCAATCGTTTCAGTTCCGGTGATGTACGCGCCAGCCGGAATCGTCGCGTTCGGCGTGCCGGTGAGGTTCAGCAGGTCACGTCCGAGCGTCAAGGCGGGGGAGCTGCCTTGTAGTGTGTAGTCCCGAGCCCCTGCGTTGGTGAACAGCGGGTCACCCGTCGCTCCATTTGTTTCGCGTCCGGTCGCTTGGAAGGTCGTAAAATTCGACCCGTTGAAGACCAGTGACGAACTTGAGTACAGGTTCCGATCGATCACATCGAACGGGTTCACGTCGTTCCCATCAGTCAGGATGCCCGCATAGTTGCTGGCAAAGATGTTGTTCTGAAGCACGCAGCCATCGTAGCCGCTGCCTGTGTACGGCTTGAGATAGCACCCGCCATCTCCAGATGCAGACCCGCAATCGACAATCGTGTTGTTCACGAACCGGACACTTCTCGGGGTGTCCGCTCCGGGTGGCGCGGAGCTGATGCCAAACCTGCCAGATTCGTACATGACGTTCTGGTAAACATCGACGTATCCCGGCACCGAGTCTTCGTTCACGCCCATCACGAGGATGTGCCGGACATCGACATCGTGAATGAGGTTGTGGTGAATCGTGCCCGGAGAGTTCTGCGGATACCCGCCCAAGATGCCCTTCGGGCAGATGCCACCATACGTGTCGTAAATCTCGTTATAGGCGATTTCGTAGTTCTCGCCGCCGTACATGAGAATGCCCCAACTATGACTTCCTCCAGTGTCATAGAAGTTGTAGATGCGGCAATCAATCACGTCGCATTCGTCGCAGTTCTCGTACCGAACACCGGACCAGTTATCAGACCACTGCGCAGTCGCCCCACGAATCTCGCACTTGTGGATCTTGACCCCAGTGCATCCGTTCATTGTCACGAGAGCCTTCTCGGTTCTCGGCCCAGACTGGGCTGCGTCCACGCAAAGCCCATGCCACTCAATATAGTCTTTGTTCAGCGAGCCAAACGTAGATAACCCAGAGCCATCCACTGTCCCTGAGTGCCCGTTCCTCAGTTCAGTTCGGTCAGAGTTTGACCACAGCCCGGTCAAATGCACGGCGGCATATTTGGCGACAATCCGAATCGGACTCCCTGATGACCCGGCGTTCGTAGGTTGCCAGCAAGGCAACCAGCTATCCGTTGACGGTGTGGATGCTGGTGAATACACACCCGGAAGCACCCCGATGATGTCCCCGACTGTTGCTGTCGCAAGTGCCGTCGGGAAATCCATCGCGTTCGCTTCACTCGACCCATCGCCCGAGCCGATGTCAGCGGTCGCTGCGTAGATTGTCGGCGTGAAGCCAGAGTAGTCTGTGCCAGCCGGGATGCTGGGCGTCACCAGTTGCCCAGCAATCGTCAACGCGCCCGCCTCAATGGACAGGGACAGCGGTGTTAAGGCTGTCCCGCCATCGACGGTGAGGGTGATCGTCCCAGCCACTTACGAGACCGTCAGCCTCCAGACGCCATTGGCACCCGGTGTGACCGTCAGGGTGTTGCCCGCGGTCACAACGAAGGTCGAGCCGTAGTCCAAGTAACCGACCACCGGATCGGCCACCGGACTCGTCGGCGTGTCGTCGTAGATGTAGATGTAGCGTGCCGTAGCGTAATCCGCGTCGGCTGTCCACGAGAACGGCGAGCAGTCGAACTCCCAGATGCCCGTGCCTGCGCCCGTTTCCGTCCAGGCGTTGCCGGTGATCGTCACCGGAGCGTAATTGGTTGCGCCAGCGGAAATCTGCGTCAAGCCCGCCAGCGTGGCGTCCGTCGCCTGAGCCGGCGCGGTGTTGGTTAGCACCGCCTTGAACGTGTGCGAGTCGTTGTGAATCTGTGCCGTACCGAGATATTCGGCCAGTTCGTGAACCGGAACAAAAGTCGCCATGATTAGCTCCTAGCAGTTGAATTCATGTATGCCTTGTAAACCTCACGCTCAATCGCGCAGATGCGATAGCTCAATGCGCGAGCGCGGTTTGCAAGGAGTTCTATTTCAAGGTTGATCGCTTCACGTTCTGCGCGAAGCTCCACAGTGGCGGCAAGCGCCTTCTCTTGAGCGTCGGTGGGGCGGCGATCCGGCGTAATGGAAAAGCCGGTCAATCGACTTCAACCTCGTCTACAGCAATGATGTCGCCCTGTTCATTTCTCACAGGGATCTTGCGGACCTTCTTGGGCTTCTCGTTGAAGACCACCGCTGGGCCTTGGCGTCCAGCTTCGATCTTCGTCTTGATCTTGGCGACATCCACCGCTTCGTTGTACTTCATCTCAAGCTCTTTCGACTTCAAGATGATGTCTGCGTCTAGTTGGTCGCGCTTGAAGTCTTGTTCAAGCATGACCTGTTCTCTCTTGATGCGAAGGTCTTCAGCCTTCGTCGCCATCTCCGTTCTGATCTTCTCCATCTCCAACTGAGCCAGCATTTGTGCGGGGTCAGGCTGGGGAGGCGGCGGCTCCCAACTTCGGGGGTCAGTGAAGAACGTATTCGGGTCTTTCCACCCCTGAAGCTCAAGCATCTTGGAGTAGGTGTTGTAAAGGTTGATCGGGTTGACCAAAGGATTGTCCATTCCGGCCAACTGGAGGATCTGTTCCTGCTTGGCAGAAATCATCCCCAGGAACCCCATGCGGTCTTCGTTGGTCCCCGCGCCAATCGCGACATTCACCGTCACGTCCATCTCGGCGTCCCACGAACGGGGGTCCATCGGAATCCACTCGTTACGGAGACGGATAACTCTTGGAGCGTCTTGATGCCGGGAGACCAGACGGAGAAGCCCCTTAAAGAGCCGCTTCATCCCCGTCTCAGCGAATATCCTCGCCACCAACTCCTGTCGTGCCGCCGCAGCGGAAACTGTTGCGGAAACCGCCGCCCTCGTTGTTGACTGGAGGGCATCAGCATCCAAGCCCTGAGAAGCCTTGGATTGGCCCGTCCGAGATTCCTTAATAGCGTCCATGTACCCCATGAGGGGTAGCATCTGGTTACCAATGAACTCTCCACCGAGTTCGCCAATCATCCCCGGAGCGCGAGTTCTGATGACCGCGCCCATCTCTTTATTGAGGACATCGGCCATGTTCACTTGACCTTCAACCGCCCACGTCCTGTTGTGGATGGATTGAGTCGCTGAATCCAGGGTCAACCGCATCATGGTTGACTTGATTAGCTGGAGGTCCATGACCTTATCGGCCTCAGAGAGACCAAAGAAGGTGTGCGGTTCTGGATCAGGGCAGAACGTCGCAAAGGGAACCTCGTCCGTGGGTTCCCAGTGGATCAGTTCGTTATTCGCAATGCAGACCTTCAGGAGTTCTGCAATGCCATCCCCGTCCATATCGAACTTCGTCCACGCCTCGCGGTACATGATCCGCTTGACGTTGTGGCCTACATAGTTGGAGGCCGGATTTCGGGCCAACCTCTCTACGTTGAACTGGAGGTCCGCAGGAGCGGAGCCTAAGCCTTCGATAAGCTCACGGTCGTACCCCATTGCGATGAGGTCGGAAGGGGTCTTCTCAGAACGATGCTCAACGTACTCCGCGTCGTCAATCGACCGAGCGTTCTTGTCTACCAAGAACTCCTCCGGAGGGAGGGCAGAGATACACGCCCGCTGCTTCTTCTTCTTCCGGCGAATTGTTACATCAAAGACAGGAGCGCCCATCGAATCGACGCCCTGCTCAATCTCAACAGGCTCGACCCCCTGCTCGTTCAGGAGGGCAACAAGCGCCTGCTCAGAGAGGCCCGAGAACTCGTGGGAGGTAACAACCCACGACTCGTCCCACCACCACTTAATGATGCCGGTCTTGCGAACCAAGGCATCCTTGAACGCGGCGTAACAAACACCGAAACCATCATTGTCCTTCTGGACGATGTGGTTGATGTAATCCGTAGCTTGTTCGGCGGTCTCAATGTCTTCAGGGCCAGTGGGCATGAACTCCACTGCTTTCGTCCCCGAGAAGAACACCCGCATGATGTGCGGGAGAAGGGAGAGAACCGAATCTCTGACTTCCGTGAGGACGATCTGGCTCTTGCCTTCTTCCTCGTTCCCGAACTTCTCGCCCTTGTAATACCTTGTAGCTAGCTCACGGACAGGGGCGATGTCAGAATCAATCCAAGTCTCAGCCTCACGGGAGTAACCGAGTACGTGACTCTTTAGTTCTGAAAGGTCGGGGGCATCCATGCCCCCTTCTTCGACTTCCGTGTCGCCGTATTCCATTAAGCTCTCGTGTTCCTGTAGATAATCAGGCGGTCGATGTCTGTAGCCATTTCAGCTTCACCTGGGCAGGTCTCAAGGATCTTTTCCTTGGTTACATCAACCCAGTTAAACTCAGCCAAAGGCCAGTCACCGCATCCACCGGAGACGGTCTTGACGCCCATCAATCTCATGTCGTCGATGATTACTACGTCCTTATATGGACGCTTTGAGATCGCTCTAAGCTCTCTCAAGAGAGGAAGGGGAGTTTCGTCGCCCTTCCCGTACCAGTGAGCGTCTAGATAAAAGACGACTGGTTGGAAGATTTCCAATGACTCAAGGAACTCTCCAGAGTCGCCATGAACGAGTTTTACTCTGGGATTCCCTGCAAACCGCTTTATTGCGTGTCGGTAGAGGGTTTCATCAGCCTCCACCGAGAAGACCATCCTGTAGTCTTCTAAAGCTCGCTCAACACCGTCACCCCTAAAGGTGCCGGTTTCCACGAAGATTGGAGAAACTTCTCTAAATCGTTTGAACCAACCCAAAGTAAGTATCCCGACCTATCGTGGATCCCAAAG